GTTTATTGGTTAAAAAATAGCTCCCGTTTTGGTCATGAACCAGCGCACCCCTAAGGTGGAACGGGATAGGTGGTTTAATTAAGTGGTATCAATTCTATGTGGTCAAATTTTGGTACGATTTCCCATTTTCTTGAGAATTCGTTGCCTGCCCTCTTCCATGTGCCAAATACGTTTACCATCGCCGAAGGTTTGCGGTATAAAATTCTTTTACCGTCATCCCATTTCACGCCAAAAGATGTCATTTTATCGCCAAAAAAGCGCATAGTGTCACGGCTAAAAAAATAGCTACTTTCGGGAAGCGCATATTTCACATCGCTTGCCGTCTTAATGTCTTTTAGTGTTTCTTTTGTGTACATCATGTTATTTAGTTTTAATTAGTGAATAAAAGCAAAGGTATAAATTTGTATTTATAATGCCAAATAAAAAATAAAAAAAATGTTTAACGTTATCTTAGATTTTTACTTTTTTTTGATTTCATAAACTCCATTAAGGCGACATCATTCATAATCCATACCGCCTGTTCTCCTACTTTTTTCTGCAGCCAATCAAATCTGCTCATCTTTGTATTGTCAAAATCCTTTTGGCTGTCAATATCATTTAAGCTATAAACACCAATTTTATTTAATTTTTTTACTGCTTTTTGCTTTTTTGTTAGTTTTTTCATTTGTTTTTATTTTAGTTTATTAATTTTTTTGCCACCAATACCCCGCACCAGTTACGGAGCGGGGCGAAGGTGGTTGAGTATTTGATTAAAAATCGGGAGCAATTATAAAATATCCGCCCCAGTCAGAATAAGAAGAAAGCCCTGCGCCTCTTATTGCTTGTTGTGCTGCTTCTGACATCTTTAACGTGTATCCACGAGGGTCACCGTTAAAAATAATACCACCGTAGAGTTCAGCACGGGGCAACAGCTTTTCAGCTTGCTTTTGATAGCGCTCAGATAGCCTCTCCCATGTTTCATCGTTTATATCTCCATTGCAATAATTTACTGCCAGTCTGTTGGCTTTGCGCTCAATGCGTAGCAGTTTATTATAGACTTCCTCGCCTTCGACTGAATAAGCTAAATTTTTAACCTCTTCAATAGAAGATTTCCCAGAAAGGTAGCACAGTGTTTTAATGTGCTGAATGTAGTTAAATGCGTTTCTTTGTTCGATTTTCATATTGTTTTAGTGATTAAAAATGTGCGTTACAGCCGCACCCCTGTTTTGGTTTATAGTAAATCAGATAGAATAGCGGCATTGCGGCGTTTCCATTGCACCAATCCTTTAGCCGTCATGCCATCTGGCAGTTTAAAAGACAACTTGCCATCTGAAACAATTACCACTACTTTGCCAATAGTCACCACTTTAACAGGCGAAGCAATAGGGGCATTACTATCTGTAACCGAATCAGAAGCAACAGGTACACTCATAGAATCAATAGCCGCAGCAATAGCCCCCGAGTTGTCCCTGCGCCACTCTGTAAAAGCAGCACCAGTCATACCAGATGGAATGTGGAATTCGGGTTTGCCATTAACACCCATAACGATTTTAACACCATTTATAACTTTCATAATAACTTGTTTTATGCTTACTACCTGCAAGCAATACAAAGGTAATATTTAGTATTTAATTTACCAAATAAAATACAAAAATAATTGCAAAAAAAATCGTGTGGCTTGTGGTGGTGGTGTTTGTGTGTGTTTGTGGAGGGGAGGGGGAGTCCCTGCGCTTTTTCTCTTCCCTTGACCGACAGAACAAAGTTACCACAAAGGAGTGGAGGCGAAGAGCAGAGCATCTCGTTTCATTTTAGCTTTTCATATTGTCGGGTCAAAAGTAGGTTCTACAATTTTCGATTTTGAAAATGCAAAAACGTATATAAAAACAGCTTGGGGGTGCTTTCGGTTTGGTGGTGGGCGGGGGCGAATGCGGGGGGTACTCCCCACTATCTTAACACACACATAATTTTTCCCCCACTATCCTAAAACACACATTATCCTACAAACTGTCTGTCACATGATTTTTCTACCCACTACCCTCTATTACGCATTTTAAGACGTTCTAAGCAACTTTAGCATACGAGTGGGGTAATGTGTCATACAGTGGGTGTTTATGCCTGTGAGCGTGTATTTGCGCTATAACAGCATTGTGTTACAAAATAGCATAATTTGGTATTTTGGTTAACGGTACAGATAGAAGAGAAGGAATAAACTAATTAAATGTATGGTTTTCAATTAGTTGTGTTAGAGAACTTCATTGTGTGGAGTATTGAAGTTCATTGTGGGGATGTGTATAGTTACTCTGTGTGATGAACTTCTCCCTTTTTTAGTGTATTTTAGGGTGTATTTGTATCGTCACATTTGCGCACTATTTTTGCACTTATTGGTATTACATTTTACTTCTTAGTTCTTTAGCCTTATCCTCGTACCATATAGCCTTTTTAAGTTCTTGTTCTAATGTTTGGTGTGGTTTTTTGCCAATTCTCATACGGTATTTAAAGGCGTTTATCTCGCAATAATCAGCTACCCTTTGTTCTCCCCATATCCTTACCATCATGTCTATTACCTCTATTGAACCGACTGTGTAGTGTGGGGGGTCTACATAGTTGTAGGGGGGCGTACTCTCACTTTTAGTAGGGGGCGTACTTTTGCTTTCGGTAGAAAGTATACTTTCACTTTCTTTAGAGGGTGTATTTTCAGCCTCGGTAGAGGGTGTACTTTCTTTTTGTGCGTGTTCTATTGGTGTGCGGTCTAAAAACGCCTCTATGTATGGTGCTTCCACCTTGCACATACTCCAATGATTAACAGCCATTGTTACTTGTTCTAAGGTGTATTTATCTATCATTGTTCTTTTTCTGTTTTATACTTCCTTTCAAAATAAAGTTTTTTGTGCTAAATATGGTGCAATCCTTTTTTCAGCAAGTTCGCAATAGTTTTTTGATATTTCAGACCCAACATAATTTCTTTTTTCTTGAATTGCTGCTATTGCAGTTGTTCCCGTACCAATATACGGGTCGTAAATTATATTTGCGTTTGGAAAACACATAATAAATCTTTGAACCAATTTTACAGGAAAAGACCTTTTATGCTCTTTGTTTGTGCCTTCGCCTGTATTTTTTATTAAATCGTGTTGGTTTATAGCGTTTATAAAATTGGTATTTGTTCCTTTTGATAGCCAATAAATTCTTTCAGTCATTGGATAAAATCTGCACTTATCAAAGTTTTGTGAGCGATTAAACCAAACTACTTCCTGCTTCAAAGTCCATTCAGTTTTCAAAAGCCACTCATAAGGCGTTATTTGCTTTCCATTCTTAATTCTGTTTTTGTGGTTATACATCAAACTTCCACCTTGTTTTGTTGCTCTGTAAATTTCGTTCAGCACCTTTATTTGTTGCGCTTGATATTCATGCTCTGGTATATCGTCAATGTATTCGTCATATGCTTTAAAGACATTATTACCAGTATGATGCTTTGCTCCTAAATTGTAAGGCGGTGAAGTAACCGTTAAGTCAATAAAATTATCTGGCATCCTTGCCATTGTATCAAGATTGCTTTCATTGTATATTTTATTTAATTCAATCATTGCCATACTTTTCTTCAAAATAGTCCTTTGGTGTTTCGTAGGTATCCGCTTGTGCAAAACCTGCCACGTATGCGTGTTCTATTGCCCTCTGTTCAATTATTTTTAACTGTTCGACCTGACCCCTTACAAGTCCAAATACGTAGCTTGAATGGGGCGTAGCGTTCTGCATCTGAAATGCCAGCCAATCGTCAAGTGTTTGGAGCGGTGTTTTGTCTTTCATTGTTTTATGTTTGTAAAATTATAGGCATATAATAGCATATTTTCCGATTACAGGTCATCAATTATCTGCTGCCTCAGTACCAACACACTAAACACTATTGCTCCTACCGTGTACACAATTAGCATGGTAGACACCTCGTGCAGTTCGGATAGTCGTACAACTTCGTAAAGCATGCCGATGTAGAAAGCAATACATAGTATGCCGTAAATAATTTGTTTAATTATTTTTTTTTCTGAAATCATATTTGTACTTTTTTTCACATTTATTTTTTGCAATAAGTACCAATTTTTGGTACTTTGCGCATAGCTTTACTTTTCCCTTAGCGCAATCTCTTTGTAATACGCTACCCTTTTCATCCTATTAACCTCCGAACCTTTCCACATAATCTGTGGGTTCAACTCATAAGTCCCCCTACTAACCCTATACAAAACCCCCTTCTTTACCAATGACGATAAAATGTTGGAAATGGAAGTGGCGTTCTTATCCGTGATACTACCCAATATTTCCTTATACCTTGCATCTGCTCTGAAAGTGCTGTCAAAGTCTACAAACCGTATACTCCCTATTAGAACATCATACTCCCCTTTTGTCAATACAAGCAAGCGGTGCAAGCTATCTACCATCAGCTTTATAAAGTTGTCGGCATCATAAGCCTTGCGATACCATTTGTCAATTTGTGTGACCTCGCCAGTATCGGTGTTTATAGTTTGTCGTGTTGTCTTATAGGTCTGCCTGCCCATTCCGCTTGTATGAATAACCCATGCGGATAGCCCATGTGCTGTCGTCTGTTATCTTACGATGACACCCCCTACACACAGGCAACCAATAATTAATATCCAATAATAACTCATTTTCTCTTCCCTTCATATGATGTATGTCCGTAGCGTCTTTAGCATTACACACTACACACACGCTATGCTTATCCATGTATGCTTTCTTCATCATGAAGTAGGTGTATAGCTGCGAACGTCTTTTATCGCTTACTTTCTTTATTGGTTTTTTCTTCTTACCCTTATACCTTTCTTTTTTATACAATACAGAACAGATGGAACTACAAAACATTTCTGTTGTCTTGTACTTAGGAATAAACTTATCTCCACACTGTTTGCAATGGTTAGCCATATTGTTAAAATAATTCGTTTATAGGCAATAATATCCCTTTTGATGTGTTGTTATCACCCGCTAACCTATCCCTGTCTGTGCCAATGTATTTCCTACATCTTTCTTTTAATAACGATGTTTCTATGAGATGAAATGTATCACCAAAACAAAAGCAATAATAATCAGCCATTGTTTTAGCTATTCCGCTTGGCTTGTCCCTACTAAAATATTCTACAAAAACATTTTTGGTTTCAAGTGCCTTTAAATCATATTTTACCTCAATAGCTTTGGAATTAAATATTTTATCTAATTCAAACTCCTTTACTTTACCAACCTTTAAGTCATACTTAAAATCGCTATTGTAATTCATAATGCTATTGCACAAAAATACAAAATACTTTCCAAAAATCAAAATTATAGAATTAAAAAATAATTATTTATGCTTATCTTTAACCCATGTTTACAGCAACTCCATTAAACAAAAAAGGGTCTTACGAAGGGTGTAAGACATCATTAGGAACTACCAATAAATTTTGGGCAAAGCGTCCGTTTATCCAAAAACCTGTAATCGCTTTTGTAGGTGCTTCCGTACCCAAACAAATAGCCGATAAAATGATAGCCCTGTCAAAAGATAAAGACACAAAAATAGTAAACCTCTGCATACCATCAAAGGATATTAACGAATGGATGAACCCATTATCCTCTGTATGGAAACAAGCCGATAAAACACTCGCTTCTCTACAAATCGCTAAGGAGGATATTACCGTTGTATGGACTATGCAAGACGACCTCCGTGATAGGGCTGCAACATTTCCTGATAGCCCCCTATCGCTTAGGGATAAGATAGTGAAATTCATAGAGGTAACAGAAGATTATTTCCCTAATGTTAAACAAATAGATTTAGCATCAAGAACTTACAACTATTTACCCGAAAAAACAAAGCACTCCGAGCCTTCATGTTACCACACAGGATGGGCAAACAGATGGGTGGTGGAACAGTTCCGCAAAAGACACCCTGTCTTTATCAACGATAGGTGTTATCTTTGGACTGATGGCAATAAACCTAATGGCAACATTCATACATCTATTGACCAATACAAAGAGGATTTAGTACACTACTCCGCAGAGGGTGAAACCTACTGGGGTGGTAAGGTCTTTGATTACTACTCACAGTTTTTGTGGTTTGTGTAAAGGTACACTTTACTCCCCTGCAAAGTATCTTCTTGTCTGCCGTTTGTAGTGCTTAGGAATGTCTGTATTATCGCTGATGTAGCTACCTAATACAAGCATCTTATTGTTAGGAACAGCACATATTTGGTTGCTATCCTTTAGAAAACATACATTGTGGGTCTTACTCTGTACAGGGTCGGATGCTAATCCATCCCCCATGTAGTCTATTGTAAATAGGTAAACAGCCTCGTAATCTTTGTCTAAAAAGACTTTTACCTTTTGGTTTTCTATGGAGCGTATGACAAAGTATTGAGCAGGGGCTTCTAAACAAGTGTAGGGCTGGAGAACATTGGTTGCCAACTTAGCATCCCCATTTTTCTTATCGTAGTATATAGCCTCTAATGGCAGCCACGAATAGATGGCATTGAACTCTGTGTGAACTAAAAAGCGTATACAGTCATTGTTGTTTACTTTGATTGCTTGCACATACCCCTCTTCCACGCCACCTGTCTTAAAGTCAGTCATGTACATGGTATCTACTTCTACTTTAAAGGGGGGTACTTCTATTATCATGTTGTAATATTTTCACCAACGCCAATAGCCTGTTGTAGTAGGGTAGAAATGTCCTTTTACCGCTATTAGCTCTTAGTATGCTAATGTGCGAATTTACAAATTTTTGCACACTTGTTACCTTTTCAACGTTTGATAACTGTATATATTCGGGCAACTCCGCATCTTTAAGATAGGCTTCTATTTCATCCAACTTCATTGTACTTAATTAGGCGTACTTACTTTCATCCCCTTATTATCTCGTAATGGCGTGAGTGATGTCCTGCTTCTATAAATATGACCGCAATTCAAGCACCTGTAAGCCTCATACCTATTCACATAAGTGTTGTAGGTAGTGTTAGTGTACTCTCTTTTATCAGAAAGGCACACGGGACACCCCTCGCTGTCTGTAATAGACAATAGTGCCAAGTTAGGGTGTGGGCTTATCCATGCTCTCATAAGCAAGTAAACATCTTCCAAGACCTTTACGTCTTGTTGGCAGTACTCATCCATAAACTCCAAAGCCTCGTAGTCCTTATCCATACACCTACGCCATAGCCCCTGTTCGGTCTTTAGCTTGCCCTCTATGCCAAAGAAGTTTTTAGCGATATAGTCCAACCTGTTAGAGGTAATAGAAAATCTTTTGCGCACATGGATTAATGTATCTATGACCTGATAGGGAGAGGGTCTGCCAATACCATGTTCCAAGAACCGTGTATTGACCTTCTTAATATCGAACTTCACGCCATTGTGTGCAATTAAAACTTCCGCCTCGTTTATCAGTTCCCATATAGAGCGTGAAATTCTACTGTCGTCTAAGTTATTTAGCTCCTCCTGTGTCATTCTATCAGACATTACCTCATCGGAAAATAACCACTTTGCCGACCAACACAACATACCCCAATCATGTACGATAAAGTCATCGCTGATATTTGTTTTCCACTTATTGAAAGAGTAAGCTAAGAAAGGGTAGGTTTCAATATCAAAGACCAGCACTTTGCAGTTATCCATGTTTTTCTTGGAGATAAGTTGGTTGATAATACCTTGGTTTTCGCTTACTATTCTCCTAATAATTCTTTCTGCCGAAGAAGTAGAAAATATTAATTTAGGATTGTCTTTTTTTAACTCTTTCAGAATTTCAGAAGAACTTAATCCTTTTGCGGATAATTTTATAATCGCCGAATGATGGGTCTCCCAATTCATTGTTGTCTTTTTAGGTTATGGATGTGATTTCAAATGAAATATACTCCTTCCCCTTGTCAACCTTTTCTTTTGTGGCGCAAAAGGAAAAAACGTCTTTATCGTTGAATTTGTACTTTTTTTGTAGTATGTCTTGTACCAATTTTACAGGATTGTCAACATCAGATAACACGCTACTAAAGCCAAAGGTGTATTCTATGTGGTAAGGGGGTGTCGGCATTTTGTAGTTCTTTGGCAACAAAAGCAATAGCGTTTTCTCATACGCCTTGTACTCCTTTGTCTTTATCCGCCTCCCCTTCCACGCTTTATTAACGCTTAATGGCTTTATATCAATCCTCCTCATCTTCTTCTTCCTCTAAATCATCCGAATTATCAGGGAAGATGGTAAGGTCGTACTCATCTTCGGGGAACTTAATGTACTTAGAGAATAACAAGTGTATTTGCTTTGCCTGTTCTGGGATAATATCCTCGTCCATGCTTGCATCGGCATTGACGGCAAACGCCCTGTTTGCTCCAATCGTTAACCCCGTTTTTACAAGCATATGCAAAATTGCTGATTCGTGTAGTTTCATGTGTTTTTATTTTTATAAACCATCAAATATGTTCTCTTTGGTATAGGTCTTTATTAGGGTGATTTCGGTATCCGTTAGCTGCCCTGTCTGATACCACGCTATAACCTTGCTTATTGCCTTTGTAATATTACCATGGCTTGTATGACCATATCTCCAACCTACATTTTTCAGCGACATATTGTAACCATGATAAGCAATAAATCGCAAAATATGCTTAGTGCGACTATTGCCTTTGCCGTGCTTTTTATAAACATTCTTTAACGGTACTTTGTGCAGGTCTGCAACCATAACATCTACCTCATCAAGCGGAGTATTATTGGTTGGTTGTCTGTGTATAGACAACAAGTACGACAACTCTTTAACCTTGCTTGATAATACCTTGTTCTGTTGTTTTAATCTTTTTAGCTCTTTGTAGTCAAAAGATGCTAATAATGTCTTATACCGTTCTTTCCAATCTACTTCTTTGGGCTTTGCTTTGCCTACGGGGTTTAATACACTCCATGCCATAATAATTTATTTTTTTTTGTTGTTATAATATAAACTTTTACAATACCATTCTGATAAATCCCATTCAAGGGCTACCTGTCGAGGGCTTTTTGTCTGCAACTCCTTCAAAATCGTTATCTTATCTTCTTCCGTGATTTTTTTATGCAACATATCCCCAAATCTACAAACACCTTTTATCCGCTTCTTAAAAAAATCAGGGGTATTTATCTCTTGTATGTCCGCTTCCATGACCGCTTTTTTCATCTGCGACAAATATCTTTGAGAGGTAATCGTTCTACCATTAGGCGATAAGTCCGCATAGTCTTGGTCTTTGCAAGTAACAACGCCATTGTGCAGTATCAGCTTTACATCTCCCATCCACAGTGCATTTTCTATTGTGCCGTCTGTTTTAGCAAACGGTATTGAACGACCCTTTGCCTTTACACACTTTCTAAATGCCTGTTCGTCCATTCTGTCCTTTATAGCAAAAGGTCATCGTCATTGTAAATCTTAGGAGAATTGGCTACCGATATTGTTTCGGCAATCACAACGTCATCATCGCCCCTATCTTCTTCGCCAAAAGTAATATCCCACCTTTGCTTGTACACTACCTTTTGGTTATTGTCATACTCCCAATTCTCGCCAATAAAACCCATCTCAAAAGTGCCGTTTTGCTCTTTCATAAATATAGGTCTGCCGAAGTTATACAAGGGGGGTATCACGCTTTCGTGTGTTTCAGGATTGCGTATCACAAAGAACGTGGTGTAATTGTCCTTTTTGTACTGCCGAAACTCCCCCTCATATACCACAGGGTTTTCCATGCGATTGCCCTTATCATTCCATACCGCTACTTTTACCATCTCTTTTTAGTTTGTTTATGCCGTTAATCAAATCCTCTTTCAGTACCGATGCTTGAACATTAGGGATATAGTTTTCTTCATCCCCAATGTCCTGAATATCGGTTTCGTTTATTACCGCATATGTAGGCATATTTGACACCATTGTGCAAACAGACGTAAGGAGTTCTTCGTGCATTTCTTCTACGATACGCTCTGCGGTGCGTAGCCACACCGTTTTCATTTCAGGGTTCTCCTCCCATGACCTTGCAGCCATGCGCATCTTTTCTGTATATTTACTTACCATAGCCTTGCATTAAAAAGGTAGGTCTCCATCATCCTCAGAACTACTTGATGCGGGGGTGCTATTATTTTTACCACCACTCTTTTCAGTAGCCTCTCCAGACCATATTACCCTTGTATTGCCCAAATATACCTTTTTTTCGCCACTCACACGCTGTTCTTTAGTTTGACCAAGCCAAACACCGCCGTTATTGCCGTATTGGTCTACGCTGTCATTCACCTCTCCCATAAGGTCTAAGTAAATGCCTTTCTCTCCACGATAGAACTGGTCTATTGGGAACTGTATTACTTCTGTGCCTTTTGAGGTCTTTGTAATCTGATGCTTTAACTTTGAAACGTCAGCCTTAATTGATGTTAATCTTACCATTGTTTTTATTATTTGATTTTGTGAAAAATATCTTTAACGCCATCACGATAGTCTTGTATCGCCTGTGTGTACTTAGGCATAAATTCTGTTGCATAACGCACTTTCCATTGCGTGTAATCATCGCCACCTGCGTCTACGTGGTCTAAATCCACACCACACAAAAAGACGTTCCAAAAGCCTGCAATCGAGGAACGGACGCTGTATAGGCTATCGTCAAAACCATACACCCCATCCAGCTGATACAGACCGCCAATTCTGTCAATAAGTGCAGAGGAAAACATTGTGCAAGTACCCATTATGTGTCGGCACTTCTCTACTACTATCCACCGCTGACCCTTTTCTTGCGGTATCATGTGTAATTTACTTTGCGCCCAATCTGTTCTGTGTGGGCTTTCATCTAAATCCCTGCGCTTTAATCCAATAATGCCTATCTTGGGTTCTCTTGCAATAGCCTCTTCCATTAAGTCTACCCACCCATCACTGTGAACAACAACATCGTTATCCATTTTTATAGCGTTTTCCCCAACATTGCGGAGAGCCAAGCCTTGATTAATGGCTTTGGCAGTCCCCACGTTTTGTTGGTTGGTTATCAGGGTGAACCCCATGCGTGTCTGCATATGAGATAGCAGTTGCTTTGTAGCCTTGCAGCTATCGTTGTCTATTACTACAAGCCTGTGCTTGTTGAAATCTACCCTTTTTTGCAAACTTTCTAATGTCTGCCGAGTGTAATCTGTTCTTCTGTTTTCGACTGTATCATAAACAGCCATGTTTATTAACGCCATGTGTTACAAAGATAACATTGTTTTTAGAATATTTAAACGCTTGTGATAATTTGTTTTTGCCCTTTCCTGTGCTTTTTTCTGTTGGGTTACTACCTCATCCGACATTGCGGCATATCCATCCCTCCATGTGTTGTACGCCTGATTAAGCGCAAGGTGCAATCCACCTTTTTTGTAGGCATAGGTATCGGAGTTATTCCATTCAGGAGTTATGCTTAACATTCCATTTACTAACCCCTCCAATACAGCGCAATCGCTTTTGCTTTTGTTAAACAGGCTTTCGTTCAATGGAACGTACAAGACATCGCCAATTTGTTTTCCTTGTAAAAATTCAAAGTAGGTAGATGTGTCCATGCCTTTTATCTTCCTAATACCACAATGCCTGTTGACCTCTCTTATGCAGATAGGTGAAACATCCCCAATAAATACAAACTCTATGTCTTTTTTACCATTAAGAAATTTCAACAGTTCGGGCATATTGTCAAAGAAGTCTAAGTCGTGGGTATTGCTACCACGCCATACTATGCGAAACTTATCGGTACGCATAGGTTTATTGTAGGTAACGTCTAAGGGAATGTAGTTCTGTATTACCTCACCATTAGCGTTGTAGCTATCCATTAGAGGCTCTGTGCTTGTCGTTATCATGTCGGCTAACTGTACTAACTCTACAATAGAGTTCGTCTTGTATGCGTCATGTGTGGGGTTGTCGGTGGGTATATTGAGTATATCATCATCCCAGTCCATCCATATTTTTGTGTACCGCTTTGCAAGTTGACAGTATCGCACATGGCTTTTATCGTGGGGGCGGTGCATGAAGATAAGGTCGTAACCTGTAAAGTCGCTCCATGACCCTTTATTGGAATTTTCAAAAACAATAGGCAAGTTTTCTTTTCTTGCTATTTGGTTAAACACTCCCCACGCACGGTAAAAAGAAGTACCATCGGTAGGGTGTGGTGTCCATAAGTTTACTTTCTTCATATTCCTAATCTAATTTACTTATACGTTGTGTGAAAACCCAACATCCACGACCCATAAAAAGCAATAAACACAAAGATTAATTCTATTACTGTAAAATCAAAGCAAGGCAAAAACACCGCACAGGCAATAAGAATAAACCTGCTGATAGTGCTGAACAAATGATAGGCATCAGTAGTCCATGCAAGAATAGTAGTGCTACCCCAAAATGCAGGCTCAGTTGTTGAACCCGCCTTATACTTGTTCTTCCACGATATTTCAGGATTCCAAAACAAGGGGTTAAGGTTGTACTTTTCATACTCTTTGTAGTGAAAGAGCAATCCTTGTGTGATGCCGTAAGAAGCACCTGAAATAAAGAATAAAAGCAATGTTACAATTTCTGTCATAGTTGTTAGTTTGTTACAAAATTAATAATTGATACTCAAAATACAAAATCATTCCGAGTAATATTTACATATCCTATGCAACCCCTTGGGGGTAGCAATAGGTATCAAGTTCTTTCGTTTAAGCCATGAAAAAACAGAACCAGTAGATGTGTACTGCTCGGAGGTAACTTCTTCTATATCGGCAGAAATAACACCCCAACGCCATATCTTCTTACCCCTTACCGTTTCTGATACCATTTCAACCACAGGCTTAACCAATAAATCCTCATCCCCGACAAGGCTTTTTATCCACCCTAATCGGTACGTATTGCTACTTACTTGATAGTGCTGTAAATCGCCTACTCTTTTTCTACTGTTGTACGTTGTTTTCTTAGCATCCTCTATGGCTTTACGGATGCCGTCAGGCATAGGAACGTCCTGACCCAATGCTTTGTACTTAAATATGTATTTGTGTAGCCTGAACTCGCAAATGTCTTTTATGGCAATAGGTTCAAACTTTTCAGCACTTAAACGTATTCCTTCCCAAAAGGAACGAATATAACCTTTTACTAATTTTTCGTCTAAATTTTCTTCCCTTGCTATTTGGGAAATAATATCTCTTTCTAACATTTTTGTTTCTTAGCACTTAGGTATCGTCCCTTGAATTGTTTTGTAAATCTGTCGGGGTCTGTATTGTAAGACCCAATTCTTGTAAAACAAAACGCACCACTTCATCTTCTGTGGTAGTAAGCATAGGATAGTCTACTGTATAGCCCTCTACATCAAAGTCGGGGTTTATCCTATCGTCTACCTCCGATGGGTCAGCAAAAACACCACGAATATCTATTACCTCAATATCCTCTAATTGGTCGGAGGGGGCAACATAAATATCGCCTCCACGCAAATACCAAAAGTTGAACATAGCACCAATCTTTGTCTTTTTCTTTACCGCTATATCCGTTGGCTCGGCATACATAAACGGTAACGCCCTATCAATTATACCCACATAGGTTATTGCTCTGTGTTTAGGCAAAGACAGGAACGTAGGAACACTACACACCTTTTTTACCTTACACCCCCATACGTACAATGGGTTTTCGGCTTTATCCACCTCGCATAGCTTACGAGCACCGTAGTCTTGTTCCACGTATTTCAGTAACGTGCTTTCTTTACCAAAGTCGGTTGAATACTTTATGTTGGTATTTCGGTATGTGTTAAGCAGGGAATAAAGATAACGAAGTGTCATTCTCGCATCATCTGATGCTACGCCACCACGTTGTACCGCCCTTCTAAGCCTTACACACCATTCATGTGCTGTCATACAAGATATTTTTGCGAATATACGCAATCTTTTGGAATAATAGCCATTATATCGGTTTCCCTCATTAACAGCATCTCTTTTTCGTCTATTTCGTGTTTCAGTCCTACGCCACGCTCGAATACAACCATATCCCCAACCTTCACATCTCTTGCCTTATCGGCTTTGTAGGTTATTGTCCCGACCACAGGAGCGACAGAGGTAGTCCCTAAATCCGCCATTATAAGCCCATAATTAAACTTCTTAACATCTTCTGGTTCTACAAATATTAGGTTTCTTAGTAACTTCATGTTTAAATATTTTACGATTTGCGAATTGCGAATTGCGAATTTAGCACAAAATTTTGAACTAATCGCTTTCTGTTTAAATAATTTGCACCAAATATAGTAAATAGTTGGGACAAAATTTGTTATATCTTATTGGTTTTTGGTTGTTTGTGGTTGGTGCAATTTTTTGAACTACGTTTAGCAACAAGTTGTAAAACATTAAAACGATTTTACAACAATGTATAACAGTAACACTAACTGTCAAGTTTTTTTATCAACTTCTTCAAAGCGGTGTATTCGCCCCAAGTTAATTGAAACCTTGTGCTTAACTTACCTACTATTTCAACATCAAACCCCTCACCATTTTTCCATTCGGTAACTTCTATAAAGTCTTGTTCATTTGCTGTGTGGTCGTATTTCTTCAAGCAAATAAATACCGCTTTTCTTGTGTACTTATTCATATTTTTCTTAATACAATCTCAGCCGCTTGTATATAACTGTTATTTTTCAAGTCGCCTAAAAAACATTACAATGTTCATTTCCCTTCGTTGCCCTTTGGCTTTTGGTTGTTTTTATCGGTTATCAATAGTTTAGTGTTCATTAGTGAGAACCGTGTTTTATACGACTGTTGTGGTGCATTTAATACGTTTTGCATCGAAAATATTCGAAGTCGATATGTTCTTCCATAAACAAAGCCTTTGCGTGTTTATTATTGTAAGCCTCATACCATTTTGCCCAGTACCCACCATTTTGGATATATTCGACTTTTATAGCCTTGGTTTCATTTTTAGGCTTTATTTCGTTTTTTTCGTTAATTGTACAATGAATAATCATATTTTGGTTTTTTTAATGTTGGTTATTTCATACATTAAGTGCCTTTTTTACCGTTAACGTTGATTTTTTCATACAAGGCACTAATCATATACTTACCAGTTATTTTCTCAATACAACCCTAACTGCTTGTTAATCTTGTCCGACAAGGTAGTGAATAGGATTTTGTATTGCCACTTAATAGTTCATACGCCAGTTACCTTCTTTTAGGCTTTACTCTTGCGTTCCACTTAGGCTCATCCAAAGCACAGCTTTCTTCCCATGACCGTATCTTGGTAGCCAAAGGGCAAAGGCATATCTCACAATGCTTACCCGATATTTGTGGGTTACGCCTGTCTTTGATTATATCCGTGAATGACATTCTTTTGTGTACGCAGTTGCCACAGATAGTAGCACGTTCTGCTGCCATTTTCTCGGTTTCCTTATTTGGGAACACATAGTTCCACCAGCCGTTAATAATACTTAGTATTTTTTTCATTTATGGTTTATTTGATGTAAATATTTTTTTTAGGTATGCCAATAGCACTCAACCACTTTGGGACGTCAAACGAAGGGCAAGCCTTTTTTGCAAATTGATTATGACCCGCTACCTTGATATTGGGATGCCGTGCAATGGTTTCCTTGACGTATTTTATCATTGCCAATTCCTGCAACCATGTGCGTGTATCTCTCGCCTTTTTCACGTCATTAGCGTCTACTCCGCCAACGTAGACAACGTGCCTGCTGATGCTGTTTATTCCGCTTGCTCCGTTGGTTATTTCCCAAACATCAACAATATCATCGTCATTGTAAGGCACTAAATTTTCAACTCTTCCGTCCAAGTGTATCATATCGGCATATCCTACCTGTTTCCAACCTCTACCTTTCGGTGGTGGTGATGTATGCCAGCGCCTTATTTCGTCTGATGTTACATCCCTACCTTCAGGGGTAGCGGTACAATGTATGACTAAGTAGGTTAGTGGTTTGCTCATGCGTAGTTAGCGTTGTATTTGTCTAAAATAGAACCTAAAGATATATGATTTTCAGGGAATAGTTCCTTTACTTGGTTTTTACGCTTATATTCTCCACCCTCTGCTTCGTAGAAATTAAGTGTCATATTCTCACCGTTTCTGTTAAACCACAGTTCTATCATGCTGTCGTCTGTTGTTCTGCGGAACTTTACATTGGTACACTGACACGCTACATACGGATATCCGTATAGTTCGGGGTTAAAGTTGAAAGTGTACTCTACACCGTTTCTTTCATAAGTAAATTGTTCCATGTTTTTGTTTGTTGTTTTGCTATTAAAAATTCTTAAACGCTTCTAAATAAGGGTCTACGCCGTCAAAAACATATCTTCTTTTGCTTCTGTAATATTCAAAATGAACAGTACCCTTTTTCCCGACTATTTTTTGTCTTTTTATCTTCTTTGTGTGTAATTCGCAAGCTGTTGACATAGGGTCTGTTTGATGGTTAGGTCTGTGATAAATTAAAATATTGTACATCTTGTTATTCCACATAGCACCACCCGCCATGTCATAAACATCGGGGCATGGGTAATTACCTGTGCTGTCTTTATATGCTTTTGTAGGGTGCGCAACAATCCAAAAATAAACATTGTTAGATACCGCAAATCTATCAAAATCTCCCAATATACCCTCTAAATATTGGTCGGAACGACCACCAAATGTTGCATAATCGTTTGTCATCTGGTTGAAAGGGTCAATAATACAGCCGTCTATACCCTCTTTTATTATCAATTCCAAGAACCGTTCTTTTACATATGCAGGGGTCGGACTTAATGACTCAGGGTAGATATAAAAAAACCTACTTGAAACAAAGTCATAAGCCATTTCATACACTTTCTGTGATGGTCTATTCGGGTTATTAGGTGTGCAATCACAACTTAAGTATATCTCTGTAAGGTCGTGATAAAACTCTTGTGCAGGGTTATCTTCGGGAGCAAATATGGCAAACTTAGAACCGTGCTTTATGCTGTGTAGCAATTTGTACCATTTCATGTAATTCGATTTCCCGTAGTTACCATAGCCTGAAAGCAACGTAACCTCACCTCGCTTCATTTTGAAGTGACTATCAAGTTCCTCCAACCCAACACCATGCACAAAACCATACCCTTCGTTGTAGATTTTTATAGCATCACCCTTCACGTCAAGACCGTAAACAACATCTCTTGGTCTTACATTTTCATCGTAAATAGAAGCATCAACCTCTACCTCTTTTCGTGTAATCTTATCAATCAGCGTCTCCCTTTCAAATACCGCTGTGCCAAGTTGATTGAATTTGTAGGCAGACTTTATGGTTCGTGTGGTTTCTCCTTTTGTAAAATCCGTACCCCTAACATCAAACCGATTTAGAAATAAACCCTCTGTTACATCCTGTGGAATACCAAAGCGACAGCAAGCCGATGCTAACTTGTACAGAAATAGGTTTCTTTCGCCCTCTACGAAACTATCTCCCTTGTTGGCTAACCAAGTAAGCAAATTGGTAAAAATGCTCTCATACTCGCTTAAAACGTCAAATTGCTCAATCTTCTCAAATTTGGTTGTTTTGGTGTAAACAACAGCCTTTGGGTTTATGTAAATATCGGGGTCGCAACTTTCAAAGCATATACGGCTTTCGTTAATCCCTGATTTGTCTATTTCGGGCATTTCTTCTTGCAGTGCTTCAAAGTGCGCTCGGTGCATCTTTGGCTGTGCAATTCTGACAAGTGCCTTTAGACCGTTACCCGATGGTGATACCCAACAAGAGTAGATGAAGTCTTTGGAAATTAGTTCTGTTTGGTAGTCCCTAAGCTCATCACCTGTGCCGATATTGTCAAAGTCTAATACCAAAAATCCGCTGTGTTCGACAATGCTTGCATCTGTTCTTTCGGCGGGAAACTTACCCGACCACAGGACTATCGGTAAACCCTGCTTTAGCAATTCACGCTTTTTTTTGTCTATGGCATTGCGTATGGCGTTTGTCTTTTCGGACTGCTTACAATCTTTTATCCTTTTCAGAGCCTTTTCTACGGTTATGTATTTCGGCTCTTTGGAATACATACTCTCAAATATCGTTACTGTCGGCATAATATTATTTTTCAAACCCAATCATCTCTTTCAGGTATGTACTGTTTACTAACATTTGCTTGTTCAACTTTCTTTGTGGGTTCGATAACTTCATCTTCCCACCGCTTTTGGTTTATGTACGTGCTTGGGTGTGCTATAAATTGCATCTCCTTACCCTTGCAAAAATCGTCAATCTTCTCTAAGGCTACAAATTTTTCTTCATCTTTTAATTTGTTCCACGCTTTTTCAGCAACCACCTTTTGCGTCTTGCGAGGATAGGCTTGCCAAAATTCCGAAAAATCGGGCGGGGCGGAATCTATATTGGCTACTAACACCATTTCAGAGGTTGATGCTGTATCCCCAATGTTGTCATGTTGTGCTAATTTGTCATTTTCAGAATTTTCGGACAATATATTATTCTTTATTTCTTTACTTCTTATATTCTTTACTTCTTTAGATGTGGTTAGTTGTTGGTTAGTTGTTGGTTGATAGGGTGTTAGATTGATGGTTGATTTGCTGGTTATTTCATCGTCTACATCTTGATAAAAGTCATAGTTTACAATGGTTGCGATAGAAAATTTGTTGGTTACCTTGATGGTTATTTCGTTGGTTGATTTTAGATGATTTATTGCTGTGCGAACAGACTGTTCAGTAATAGTAAGGGTTTTAGCCAATTTTTGTCTACCAATTACTACACTTCCACGAGGTATTAAATACCCTTTGTATCGGCTATCTTCATAGTTCGCAGTTAATAGCAAGTGCATAAAAACTCTAAAGGTATTTCCGTCAGAGTACCACTCCCATTTAATCATTCTTCTGTGAAGTTTAATCCATCCTGTGTCCATGCTTTGATTTTATTGGTTTTGTATTTTACCAAAATTAATTTTGTGTTTCCATTCAAACTCAATACCGTTTGATGTTTTTGCAGAGATAATATAACCACTATCTTGCAACTCTTTGAAAACCCTATCAATCGTTCCACGCCTTTGACCAAATTCGGTGTAAAGGTTTTTCTTCAAAATCTTGTAATCTTCGCCAAAACTCAAAAGACAGAACAAAAGACCTTTTGCCTCTAAAGACAAAGACTTGTCATTAACTACGCTATTCATTATTTCCATTTTTGTTATTTTGTGTTATATGCCTTATCAGTTACTTTTATGTAACCATTTTCACCAATCCTTTCTATGTAGCCAAACGCTTCCAAAGAATTAAGTATGTTGAATATACTCTTTTGTGAAAGGTCAAGCCTTTCCGCAAAAACTCTTTTTGGGATTGTTGAATATTCTCCTTGCCATTGGTCTTGAATTATTGAATTGTGTATTTCTACCAATACAGCCATTTGGTTTAGCGACAAGCCTAACGCCTTTCGTTGCTTGTGCAGGTCGAGGTCAAGTGTACTCATTTTATTGTTTGTTTGTGAAGTATTTACACAAAGGTAAGCAAATATTATTATTCAACCTAATAAACAGTTTGTTTTGTATAACTTTTTTTATTTTTGAAGTCTTTGGCAAAGTTAAAGGAATTTTATGGCAGATATTAAAAGACCATTGTTGTTTGAAACAACGGAAGATGGATTGGTAGATGATGAAAGAACGGCATGGTATCCACAGTTTAAAAAGCTATCACAGGTGGAAATGACCTATGTGGCGTGGATAACAGACTACAACTCCCCCCTATACTCTCAACCCATAGACAGGCGTAAGGACTTAGCAAAGACAATGCTAAAGACAAAGACAGGGGAAGGTATTGTTGCAAAATCGGATATAGACTTGGCTGTTATGCTGTACAACGAAATACAGTATGACCACTTGGTAGAACAGCTTAACTCACAGCGTAACATTTTGGACGTATTCACTCGTGAACTGAATATCATTCACTCAATGGGTGATGACAAAAAAGACGTAGAGCGTATTATCAAGGCTACCGAAATGCAACAGAGGGCGGAAAAAGAGATAGACAGGTTGCAGGATAAGGTGCTGAAACGCATAACACAAGAAAGCAAAAATAGGGGCAACAAGGTAGAAAACCACTACTACACATGGTTACAGAGAGCAAAGAATGAAGCACGTTCATAAGGCATATCAACCTGTAATCTACAACGGCATACCTAATTTTCAGCGGTCAGACGACCCTGCAAGCGAGTATTGGCAATGGTGGGATGAGCAGTACAATCGGTGTTTGTATGGATATAAACCCGATGGGTATGAGCGTATTGCAGGGAGATACTACTTTTACCTAAACTTCTGCAAGATAAAAATGTCCGATGGGGTAAGGGAGGAAATTTCACACCCCTACTACCGTGACTTAGACCACGAGCTATCTGAAATATTTGAACAAGCAAAGAGGGAACACAAGGGTATTATACTCCCAAAAGCTCGTGAAAAGGGTATTACATACGACTGTTTGGGTCAGGCAATATTGCATGAGGTAGTATTTTATGAGGGTTCGGAAGTGGGTGTTGGAACTGCTATTCCTAAGTACATGGAAAAGGACAAATTAGTTCTTAACGAAATGTACAACCGTTTGCCATTGGAATTAATGGGTGGCACAATACGGAAAAACGAGGACTATTGGAAGTTTGGTATTTCATCACAGGAGGTGTTGCCATCAGGGGAGCGGATGCCTGAAAAGGAAAGTGGCATACGCTCGGTAATACACTTTAGACCCAACTTCAACAAAATCATAGACGGCTTTAACTCCTTGCGTTTGTCGTGGGCGTTCTACGATGAGTGCGGTCTTATCAATAAACTTCTCACCATCCACAACAAAAACTTGGCGACCTTCATGCGTGGGGATACGCAGTTTGGAACAATGATATACGGTGGTACGGCAAAATCGTTTGACAGCAAGGATAACGATTACGAGAAGATGTACGACATGGCAGACGACCTAAACTTAATCAAGTTTGAAGTCTACGCTCGAAAAGCATTACATGGATTTATAGACTACAATACAGGCAAGAGTGATGAACAGGGTGCGCAGAAGTGGATAGACGAAAAGATGTACAAGCCTGTTGAGAATGATAAATTGGCATTAGCCCAACGTCAGCAGGAATATCCATCAGAACCCGAACACTTTTGGATGCGCAAGAGTGGTGGTATATTACCGTTAGGAATAATAAACGACCAAATAAAAACCATTAAAGCCGATAAGCGGTTCAATGCCCGAACAAAGGAGCACGGACTGTTAGAGCGTGGCGACCTAAAGTGGATGCGCAACTTTGGCGGTGAAGTAGAGTGGCATCCCAACCCTAAAGGGGCGATGCTTATTTACCAACACCCCAAGCACTTAGAAAGCAATGTAAAGTACAGCAATTTGTACGTTGGAGGCGTTGACCCATACAACAAAGTAGAAACGGTAGAAACAGATAGTATGGGTGCTTGTATTATCTACAAGCGGTTTATAGGCATATCGGAAGAGTGTGAAATGCCTGTTTTGGAATACGTAGACCGACCCACAGCAACGGTGTTTGAGGTGGGTAAGAAGTTTCAAGACAAGGATGTGTTCTACAATAACTTGTACAAGATAGCAAGGTATTACGACTGTAAACTATTGGTGGAAGATACCGACACGCAGCTATTTGCTAAGTTTAAAGAGTGGTCAGCGGACTATAAAGTATTAGCCCCTATTCCCACAAACGAGGTAAGCGCAAGGACAAACCAGAAGAACAGGTACGGTATTTCACCAACGGAAGGGGTAAAAGTGAATTTATCTAATCATCTCGACACATATTTGAAGGCACATCCCGAAAGTATATTATTTTTGCGGTTGCTGCAAGACTTGCGGAAGTGGGGTGCAGCGAACACGGATATAGCGATAGCCTTTGGTTATTGCCTTTTGTATGATAGCGACCTAAATGCAAAAAGAAGGGTTGCTAAGGAAGATAAGCATGGTGACGAAATACAAAGACCATTTGGAGCGCAATATGTTAGGCGTAACGGCAAATTGGTTTGTGTTTCCGATGACCATTTCTTTTACGGTAAACAGAGTCAAACAACAGTCAAAGACAGATAATGGCAAATTCACTAAACATCACGAAACCGAAGCAGAACATTCCTGAAAGCCAAAAGAACGAAGAGTGGTACAGGAAAAACATCTACTACGGACTATCGCTATACCAAAGCCCATCGGCAATAGCACAGAGGGATTTAATGAATAGAAACTGGCGTGTGTATCAAGGCGATATAGGCGAGGATGAGTTTAACTACCTAATGTACCCCGAAGGGAACGCAGACCCTACCCTAACGGTACAAGCAATCTTTAGGAACTACCAATTAGCATTTCCGCTGATACAGCAAAGGATAGGCGAGTATGTTTCCCAAAAGATAAATGTCAGCGTAGAGATAATAAATAGAGAAGCGGTATTAGCAAAACAAGAAAGGAAGGCGGCTATCATGGCAGAGAAAATTGCTAAGAAAGCCATTGTGGATATAGAGGAGCAATTAGGCATACAGATACCTGTTGAGGAGCGGTCATTGGGACTACCTGATGACTTAAAGAAATTGGAGCAGATGAAGATACGTGAAGCTGCGGAAGATTTTATGCTCAATGGTATTAACTACCTAATGACCAATTACGATTTTAAGGAGTTTGTGAAAAAGGGATTAGAGAGTTACCTGATTACAGGTGGATTTTTGGGTATTAATAGGCGAGTAAACAACGACCCTGTACCTGAAAGGGTAATGCCACAGGATGCTTTTGTAATGATGAAAAGCGATGACGATGATGTGAGGTGGGGGGACGGTTGGCTTACAATGCGTTGGTTATCTATTCCTTCGGTATTAGACAGCTATCAGTTGACCGACAAGCAAGTCGATGAATTAGAGAAGCTACAAAACATGACGGCTTCGGAGTTTAATTCGTTGTATGTACAGAACTCAAACTGGTATGATGGCTTTGGTATAGACTATTTCTACCGTAATATCGGTCAAGAAGATGCTAAGGTATTGGTAGTGGAAATGGAGTGGCGTAGTTTGAGCCATATGTACATCAAGAAAAGCAAAAACAAGTTTGACGATAACTCTTACTTCTACAAAAAGATTACAGAAGAAGATTATGTAGAGTTAAGCAAAAAGAAAAAAGACGAATTAGAGAAAGTGCCGTTTTATGATTTGCGTGAAGCGACAATGGTGGGGCATCAAATGTTATTGAAGCACGGCAGGGTAAAAGACCAATTCAGGAGTGAGAGGTACGGCTATGGTAGAGTGCCTTTACAGTTGTATGGTGTACAGAAAAACCCGATGTTAGCACTAATGACCATCCTTGCTCCTTTGCAGATAGAGTACAGTATTGGGTGGTTTCATATAGAGAGGTTATTGGCACAAGCTGGTGGCAAAGCTATTGAACTATGGATGCACAACAAACCTTCGGGATGGTCGAATGAAAAGTGGCTATTTCATGCAAAACACAAAGGTTTAATTGTTCGGGAATGGACAGAGGATAAGGGTATGTTGAGTGATGAGCGTGGTATGCAACAGGCTATTGACTTGGGGCTATCGAGTTCGTTACAGTACCTAATTCAGTACGTTGGACTTATAGAGCAAACGGCATATCGGTTGGTGGGTACAAACCCTGCGGCACAAGGCTTTTTGCGTGGCGATGAGTTGGTGGGTAACGTACAAGCCAACTTGGTACAGAGTGCAACAAGTGCAGCCCCTATCTACTATGACATTAAAAGGGCGGTAGAGATGTCTTTGAACGATGCCGCTGATAAGATGAAAACATGGTGGAAAGAGGGGGATGTAAAAGTATGGTTAAGCGACAAAGAGATAATTCCCATGAAAGTAACTTCTGATATGGCAAACTACGAGTACGGCATATTTGTGAAGAACGATGCGAGTGATGAAAAAGCTATTCAGCGATTGGAAACACTTTCACAGTTGGCGTTACAGAGTGGTGGTGCGGAATTTATAGACGTGCTAATGGAAATGGAAGAAGGTCAAAACGCCTCGGAAAAACGTGCTATTGTGAAAAAGGGTATGAGTGAAATTCGCAAGCAACAGCAACAAATGCAACAAGAGCAGATGGCTACACAACAAGCTATGGCACAAGCGAAACAGCAAGAGGTGGCATTGAAAGGCGAAGAAGTTAGGATTAAGGGAGAAACCCCGATAGCGGTGGCACAGATAAACAAAGAGGCTAAGGAAAATGTAAAGCGCATGGAGATAGAGCATGACGAAAATGTAGAAGAAATCGGTGCGGCACAGCAAGAGAGGCAAATTGCTTTAAAAAATGAAATGAAAAAAAGTGACATACCCAAACGCTAATAGGGCTGTTTTTATTTGAAGTGGTATAAATTTGTGCATTAACGATTATAAATTATGGCAGAAAATATTGAAAAGACTGCATTAGAGCAGGCAGAAGAAGTAAAGGCTGAAACAACTGAAACAACTGAAACGGCTGTTGAGGCGAAAAGTGAAACACCAAAGGCGGAGAACGCAGAGGTGGCATCAGATGAGGATGACGATGATGATATTACGGTATCTGATTGGATGAATTTCGGTGATGAAGAAGATGAGGATGGCGATAAGAAGGAAGAGGCAAAGTCAGAAGAGACTGTAAAGGAAAACGATGATGAGCCGAGTGAAGATGAATGGTGGGCTGTTGGTGCTAAAAAGCTAGGCATTAAAGCCACGAGTGAAGAGGAGTTCTTAGAAGCTGCGAAACCGAAGGAAGTTTTTGTAGATGCGACAGATAAGGTAGTTGCAAACTTAAAGACATATTTAAGTTATAGCGATGAAAACCTTTTGAAAGCGGAATACGAGGCTTTAGGTTGGAGTAAAGAAGATATTGACAAGACTATAAGTGCGTTGGAAAAGAATGGCAATTTAGAGATTGAAGCCATTAAGGTTCGTAATAGCATAAAGGGTTCTATAAAGGAACGGACTATTGCGATGGAGAACGAGAGAAAACAAGCACGAGATAAGGAGTTGAGCTTCGTATCTACTGTGAATAACAATGTATCGAAGGCTATTGGAGAAACTGAAAAGGTTTTTGGTTTCAAGGTAGCAAAAGATACGGATGGTGTTACCCGATGGAAAACAGAGATGACAAAGTACATCACAACTGGTTCTTTCCAAAAGGATATAAACACTATCACCGAAGAAGCCTTTAAGGGAAATCCTGAAAGGATGATTGAGTTAGCGCAGTTTATACGTAGTAAGGACGGTATCATAAAAGGGCTTGTTCAGAAAGGTAAGGGCGAGAAGGCGGAGGAGCTTTTGAAGGGCTTGCGAAATTCATCTGATGGTGTGCGGGCGGCATCGGAAGGAAACGGCAAGAAGGGTTCTGTTGTTGGATGGTTCTAACCTACAAAATTGATAACGAAAAAACGAAAAAAAGAAAACCATGTATAACTTACAATACAGTGAGGCAACATACGATTCTTCTGTCTGTTTGACGGAGAACAACCTGATTGCCAACCTAAACAAAAAGCCACAGGTTATTGATACCTTGCATTTTGCACAAAAGGGGTATACAATGAACTTTATGACTTCCGCATTTGGAAGCGATGGCACAGGACGTTTACGTCTTGCCAATGACAACGTATCTTGGGCGGTACAACAAAGACCATTTGCTCCTATTGTCTTCAGGGGTTATGTAAGTGGTTCTACTGCATCCGATGGTACTTTGATTGCTCTGACTCAAAATGCCCCTGCATTGGGTGACTCTTTGAAAACACAGGGCGGCTATGTAGTTCAGGTAGTATCTGTACCTACAAAGGTTACAGGCGGTTACAGCGTGAAACTGAAAAGCGTTGTTACAGTACCTACCTCTGAATTTGCGGTAAACAAAAAGGCGGGTCATATTGGAACTAAATTCCCTAATGGCTCTAAGCAAGGCTATGGTCGTGTAGCTGGTCTTGACTGGTATCACAACTGGTTCACCATTGCACGTAAGTCTTTGGATGTTGACAACTCTCTGCTTACTACTGTTACATGGGTAACTAACCCTACTGATGGTTCTAAGTATTGGTTTTTCAACTATCAGAAACAACTTTTGGAACAGCACCAATGGGAGTTGGAGCAACAAAGGTGGTTTGGTCAAAAGACTACTACTGACAATGGTTCAACTTGGATGACTGATGACGAGGGCAACCCCATCGTTTCAGGTGCTGGTTACATTGAGCAGACTGCGGGTGCTAACTCTGACACTTACGTTCCTTACAACAGCAACTTGGTGGAAAAAATCAAGGACAGGATTGTATCGCTGATTGAGTTCGGTGGTGCTGCTACCTACGCCAAGATTACTGCACACACAGGTGACGGTTACGGAGCAAGAGCATTTGATGCTGCCATGCGTGATGACTTCAAGGAAGGCTACAAAACCTTATTCTACAACGCTGTTGCGGGTAAGGAGATTGAGGTTGGTGAGCAATTCAAATCTTATTCTTTCATGGGTAAAGATGTTGTTCTCATGCCGAATATGCTGTTCATTGACCCACGCATCCACGTAGGTACACAAATTGAGGGTAAAGATAGTTCTGCATACGATATGTACTTCTTCCCTGTATACGCTGCGGGTCAGGGTCAGAACATTGCTTCTGCTTACCGAGTTGACGCACAAGGTCGTGGTGACAGACGCTTCATTGCGAAATACGAAGCGGGTATGATTTCACCTGAAAGCGGTGCGCCAATGTGGGCTGCGAGCGGTTATGACGGACACAAAGAACACTATTTGAGTGAGCATATGCTTGCGGTGTTCAATCCCGAAGAAACTGCATCGCTGAAAGCTGTTGCGGCATCCTAAAAGGATTATATAATGGTGGGGGTAGATATACCCTCACCACTTTTTTATTTTTAGAAAATATAATAGACAAAAATGGCGAGTAACAAAGCAAAGACACAGGTGGTAGAAGATGAGATTACCTTTGGTGTTATTAGGAGAAACAAGGAGTTTGTGAGGCACAATGCTCCTATTAAGTTTTCGGAGTATCGTGATAGGGATGGAAGGTACAGACAGATTAAGTTTGACAAGAGCGACAAGGTTAATTACAATATGTATGGGGAAATGACATGGGGGGTAACGATATCGGAAGAGCCGATTTACTTTAACCTGAAAGACCCTATTGACAATTTGAAATTTCGGTTTGCGAAGGAGATGCGTGATAAGGACTTGCATCCGT